CTTATGTTGATATAGAAGTCAACAACAAATACATCATTAGAGAATTTTCCCAAAACATTGACCCAATTGAGTTAATGTGGCACCGAGATGATGAAGACCGTACTATAGAATCACTAAGAGAAACAGACTGGAAATTTCAATTTGACAATTCCTTGCCAATCTCATTTGAAGATCATATATTTATACCCCGCCATGAATGGCACAGAGTAATCAAAGGTACAGGAAACCTATTACTCAAAATACATTTAGACTAGATTCATAGCCTAGTCGCTTAAAATTAAAATTTGGAGAGCTGTGACCTCAATTAGGAGGTCGCAGTTTTTTTTTGTATATTTAATAAATTAAAAATAGGAATCAATGACGGAAAAAATCGTAATCGTAGGAGCAGGAGTAGCAGGTGTTAATGCAGCTACAAAACTTGTAGACAATGGTTATCCGGGCGAAGCTATCACTATCATTGATATGGGTAAAAGTCCATATGAAAGAAAGTATTCCGAAGTAATGGAGGGTTTTTTAGGTGCTGGTGGTTGGAGCGATGGTAAATTAACTTACCATACTGCTATTGGAGGTCATATGTCTAAGTATTGTGGAGAAGATAAAGCAATGGAGTTGTTTGATGAGGTAATCAATAATTTCAAACGTTTCCACCCTAAACCAGAAGAAGTACAATGCTCAGATCCCCAAGCAGAACCTGATTTCATCAAACCATATTTCGGTTTACGTTTGTTCCCTGTATGGCACGTTGGTACAGATTATCTACACGAGATTGGTAAAAATTGGTACGATTTCCTAGTGTCTAAAGGTGTTAAATTTATTTGGGAGACTAAAGTAACCAACATTGATTTTGATAATAATGAATTATATTGTGATTGGAATACTCCAAAAGAAACAATAAAATATGACCGCTTAATCTTTGCAGTTGGTAAATCAGGTATTGACTTTGGTAAACAACTAGCAGACGAATATACACTACCTACTGAACCAAAACCAGTACAAATTGGGGTGCGATTTGAGGCACCACAAAAACACTTCCAGAAACTAATTGATATTAGTTATGACTTCAAACTATATAGAAAATTTGATGGCGAGGGAGTATCGCTACGCTCTTTCTGTACAAACAACAACGCAGCTTTTGTTGCCGTTGAGGAAACGTATGGAAATCATTCGTACAACGGACATGCTAAAAAAGACGAAAAGTACAGAAACGATATGACCAATTTTGGTATCTTGATGGAAATTCAAGGTATCGAAGAGCCATTTAAATGGTCAAGAGAATTGGTAGAGAAAGTACAAAAGGATGCTACTGGTTTGTATTATAGCCCTTCACGTCGTCCCTCAACAACATCTGAAGGTGAAAATGTAAGTGCTGTTTCTATTAGTGGTCCTCAAATGGAGGAAGTACGTGAAGCTTTCCAAGGTTACTATTCATACATTGATGATTTTATCGAGGATATGAAAAAAGTATTCCCAACTCTTCAAAATGATTGGGGTGTTTATATTCCTGAAGTCAAGTATCTATCACCTGAACCATTAGTTGACTATGATACATTAGCATTAGCTGATTTTAACAACGTTCACTTTGTAGGTGACGCTTTATCAGCACGTGGTATTACAGTTTCGGGTGCTCAAGGAACATACGTTGCAGAATATATTTTACAGTTTAAAGAGGATATGGACGAATATCCTGAATTTTTTGAAAATTATTAATAAATAAGTTATGGCAAAAGAAAGACTTTACGAGTACAAAGAAATTAACTCAAGAGGAGCAATTATTCATCTGGTTAGAATGCAAGGTGAGGAAAATTGGAAGTTCCATCGTTGGGATGGCCCAGCAATTGAACCATATGATAAAGAATCAGAAATGTCTAAATCATATTATCTCCATGGTATCCAGTACGATGAAGAATCATACAATGAAATTATGCAAGAACGTGAAGGTTTACCTTGGTATAAAAATTCTTCAATGAAAAACTTACTATCAGATTACAGAAACTAATATGGGACATAAGTATCAGCCAATTCCTCGTAAAGGAGATATCCACAAAAAAGCTTGGGGACACGAGCTTTGGATTGTAAACCACGACTTATATTGTGGTAAACTGCTTGTATTTGAAAAAGGCAAGAAATTTTCAATGCACTACCATTTGATTAAAGAAGAATCTTGGTATGTAGCTGAAGGTAATTTTGAATATAGCTGGATCGATACTGAAACAGCTACAGTACAATCAACTTTGATTGGTGAAGGAGATATCGTAGATTTAGAAGTAGGACAACCACATCAATTGAAGGCATTATCTCAAGGTGCTACAATTTTTGAGGTATCTACTAAACATTACGAGGAAGATAGTTATAGAGTATTACCAGGAGATTCACAAGGATGAAAATAGGATTATGTGGGACTATGAGTGTAGGTAAAACTACACTTGTCAAAGCTCTTCAAGAGCTAGATTATTTTAAGGGTTATAATTTTAGAACTGAACGTTCTAAAGAACTAATGGCAATGGGTATTCCATTGAATACTGATTCAACTTTAAAGGGTCAAACAGTATTTTTAGCTGAACGTGCAACTGAACTCATGCAAGAAAACATCATTACAGATCGCACTGTAATTGATGTAATGGCATTTGCTCAAGCTTCTAAATCAATGGATTGGACTGATAAAGAAGCATTTTATACTTACGCTATTCGTTTGATTAGAGAATACGATTATATTTTTTACGTTTCACCAGAAGGTGTAGAAATTGAGGATAATGGTATTAGAGAAACTGATGCAGAGTATAGAAATGAAATTGATATCATTATTCGACATATTTTAAGTCAACAGAAACACCGTATCAAAAACTACGATGTAATTGAGGGTAGTACAGAGGAACGAGTCCACCAAATAATTAATAGTATTGAACTTTGACATATTTATAATAAAATAATATTGTAATGAAACGTTCAGAATTAGCAGAATATATTAAAGAAACTATTGTAGATGTTCTTACAGAAGCAACTCCTGAAGATGTTAAAGCTCAAGAAGAATATAACCAAGCTTTAGAACGCACAGCAGCATTAGAAAGAGAAATTAATGCAATGCAAAAGGAAAGCGTTAATCCTAAGCTTAAAGAAACTATTAAAGAAATGAAATCTACAGTTAAAAAATGGAAATTAGCTGAAGGTGAAGATAAAGATAAGTTATTTACTCGTTTAAAAGAGTTAACCAAAATCAAGAACGAACTTGAATCGCTACGTTAAAAATATTCAAACATTATTAATAGCTGTATTAGTAATTTTACTTCTTCAACGTAACTGTTCTGGACCAATTGAACCTACTGAACGTATTATTAGGGATACAATTGTCGAATACGTTACGATTGAAAAAGAATACCCTGTATATGTACCTAAAATAAAATATGTTACTAAGGTAGATATTGATACATTTACAACCCCAATCGATACAGCAGCTATTTTAGCAGATTATTATGCTATTAGAACATACGAGGATACACAAGTATTAGACAGTCTAGACTTAACGATCACTGATACAGTATCCCAAAACCAAATCTTAGGTAGAAAAATTGCTTACAATTTTACTTACCCAAGAAAAACTATTAAAGAAACTATTATTTTAAATAAAAGAGAATTATACTTTGGAGTTGGTTTAACAGGAGATCAATCTCAAATCAATTACCTAGGTAGTGAATTGATGTATAGAAATAAAAGAAAACAAGCATACGGTTTTGGAATAGGTGTTAATCAAGATTTACAACCAGTTTTCACAGGTCGTATGTACTGGAAAATTGGCAAATGAGCGAACCCAATTTAAGACAAATAATCCAACAAGAGTATATTAAGTGTGCAGCTGACCCTGTCCACTTTATGAAAAAATACTGCTTTATTCAACACCCACAACGTGGTCGCATCCCATTCCAGCTATTCCCATTCCAAGAAAAAGTATTAAAACTATTTCAAGAAAATCCTTATTCTGTAGTACTTAAATCCCGTCAGTTAGGTATCTCAACATTAGGTGCAGGTTATTCTCTGTGGTTGATGTTATTCCAAAAGGATAAAAACGTACTCTGTATTGCGACTAAGCAAGAAACAGCTAAAAACATGGTTACGAAGGTTAAATTCATGTATGAAAATTTACCTTCATGGCTAAAGATCCCAGCAGACGAAAATAACAAATTAACACTTAGACTAAATAACGGATCCCAAATCAAAGCTACTTCAGCATCAAGTGATGCAGGTAGATCGGAAGCCGTTTCTCTTCTATTAATTGATGAGGCTGCCTTTATTGATAACATTGGCGAAATCTGGGCCTCAGCTCAACAAACACTTGCTACTGGTGGTGGGTGTATTGCTTTATCTACTCCTTATGGTACAGGTAACTGGTTCCATCAAACATGGGTTAGAGCAGAAAATGGCGAAAGTGATTTCTTACCAATTAAATTACCTTGGTATGTTCACCCTGAACGTGACCAAACGTGGAGAGATAGACAAGATGAATTACTAGGTGATCCTAGAATGGCAGCCCAAGAGTGTGACTGTGATTTCAGCACCTCAGGTGACACTGTATTCTACGCTGAATACTTACAATTTTATGAACAAACATACATTAAGGATCCACTTGAAAAACGTGGTGCTGACCAAAATCTATGGATTTGGGAACCCGCTGATTATTCAAGATCCTACCTTGTGGTTGCTGACGTTGCTCGTGGTGATGGTAAGGACTACTCTGCATTCCATGTTATCGACATTGAAACCAATACTCAAGTCGCTGAGTATAAAGGTCAACTCGGCACTAAAGAATACGGACACTTATTAGTAGGTATAGCTACTGAATATAATGAAGCATTACTTGTAATTGAAAATGCTTCTATTGGTTGGGCAACTATCCAAACTGTAATAGAAAGAGGATATACTAACCTATTCTATTCAAGTAAGAGTGATTCCGCAATGAGTGATTCGTATTTTGACAAATATATGGATACATCAAAAATGGTAGCTGGTTTTACTATGACATCTCGAAATCGACCTATGATTGTAGGTAAGTTTCAAGAGTATGTTAATGGTAAAGATGTTACAATTCAATCAAGACGTTTGATTGAAGAAATGAAAGTATTTATGTGGAAGAATGGCCGTGCGGAAGCACAGCAAGGATATAATGATGATTTAGTTATGGCATTTGGTATCGCTATGTTTATGAGAGATACTTCATTCAAATTTAGATCACAACATTTAGAAGCCTCTAAAGCTACTTTAAATAATATCTCTAGCAATAGAGTAAGCTGGCAGGGTGGTTATAATGCTAATGGTACCCAAAATCCATACAAGATTGAAAATCCGTATGGCAATGGTGGCACTGAAGACATTAGTTGGCTTCTTAGGTAATATTTATAATAATAAACAAAACAATGGCTGATACTAGTTTATTCAAAAGACTACAAAGATTATTTTCTTCCGACGTCGTAATTAGAAACGTTGGTGGCACTCAACTTAAAGTAGTCGATACGGATCACATTCAAACCTCTGGTGAGTTCCAAACAAACTCTCTAATGGATAGATTCTCTGGTATCTATCAAAACCCAGCCTCAACTTCTTTATACGGAGCTCAGTTCAATATGAACTATCAGTATTTAAGAACTTACATATACTCCGATTATGATTTAATGGATACAGATGCTATTATTGCTTCTGCACTTGATATTATTGCTGATGAATGTACTCTTAAAAATGATATGGGTGAAGTACTTCAAATCAAATCCTCGGATGATGATATTCAAAAGATCCTCTACAATTTATTCTACGATATCTTAAACGTTGAATTTAATTTGTGGTCTTGGACTCGCCAAATGTGTAAATATGGTGACTTTTTCCTTAAACTAGAAATTTCAGAAAAATATGGTGTTTATAATGTAATCCCATATTCAGCATACCATATTGAAAGACAAGAAAATTTTGACCCAGAACACCCATCTAAAGTAGTATTTAATTACAACCCAGAAGGTATCTATGGTGGTACTTCTTCAGGATATTATAATACACCAAATCAAAGAGCAGCTGGTAATACTATTACATTTGATAATTATGAGATTGCTCACTTTAGATTACTATCGGATGTAAATTATCTTCCATATGGTCGTTCATACATTGAACCTGCTCGTAAATTATACAAGCAATATGCGTTGATGGAAGATGCAATGCTAATCCATAGAATTGTCCGCGCCCCAGAAAAACGTATTTTCTATATTAACGTTGGTTCTATTCCTCCAAATGAGGTAGAAAACTTTATGCAGAAAACAATTTCTACAATGAAGCGTACACCTTTAATGGACCAGAAAACAGGTGAGTATAACCTGAATTATAATATGCAAAACATAATGGAGGATTTTTATATCCCTATTAGAGGTAACGATCAAGCAACTAAAATTGATACTACAAAAGGTTTAGATTACGCCGCAATCGAAGACGTAGAATACCTAAGAGAAAAATTATTTGCTGCTCTTAAAGTGCCTAAAGCATTTATGGGCTATGATGAAAATTTATCTGGTAAAGCTACATTAGCAGCTGAAGATATTCGTTTCGGTCGCACAATTGACAGATTACAACGTATTCTAATTTCAGAATTATATAAAATCGCTTTGGTTCACCTATATTCTCAAGGATATAGAGACGAACAAATGACTAATTTTGAGTTACAATTAACTACTCCATCTATCATTTACGATCAAGAAAAGATCGCATTAATGAAAGAGAAAGTAGATTTAGCTTCTCAAATTATGGAAAATAAATTACTTCCTACGGATTGGATTTATAACCATATCTTCCACTTTAGTGAGGACGAGTATGAAGAGTATAGAGACTTAATCGCTCAAGACCAAAAACGTAGATTCCGTATGGCTCAAATTGAGACAGAAGGTAATGATCCACTTACAACAGGTCGTTCATATGGTACTCCACACGATCTAGCTTCATTATATGGTAAAGGTAGAATGGAAACAGACCCAGGTAATGTACCTGATGGTTATGATGAAAAACGTCCTTTAGGTCGTCCCGAAGAGAAGGTTTCAAATATTAATACTCAAGACAACGCTTTCGGTAGAGATCGTTTAGGTAGAAAGGACATGAAAGTAGATGACCAATCTACAGTTAGTGAAGCCGCAAAACATAATTTTGCTAAAAACCGAACTTTATTAGAATCTTTAGACAAAGAATTAGTCTTTACTTCTGATAAACGTAAGGAGTCACTATTAGATGAATCAAATATTAAAGAGTAATATATCCTCATATATTTATAATAAATCCTAGTTGGAATGAATATTAAACATTCAAAGTATAAAAATACTGGTATCCTTTTTGAGTTACTTGTTCGTCAAGTTACTGCTGATACCCTTAATGGAAAAGATTCGGCATCTTTGGGTATTATCCAAAAATATTTTGTCAAAAGTGAGTTAGGTAAGGAGTATAAATTATACGAAACCTTAGCTAAAAATACTTCTTTGACTGAAGGTAAAGCTAATGTAATGATTCAAACATTACTTGAAGCCTCTTCAAAATTAAATCGTAGCGCCCTTAAAAGAGAAAAGTATAATCTTATTAACGAGATTAGAAATAATTATAATTTAGAAGATTTTTTTAAAGCTAAATTATCTCATTATAAAACTTATGCTGCCTTTTATACTCTAGTAGAAATCCAAAATACAGACGCTTTAGTAAATACTGATGTTATTGTAAATAACAAAATGACATTACTAGAGCATCTTTCAACTTCTCAAATCAACACCCAGAAAGTTGAAGCTGATATACTACAAGAGTTCCAATCATACGACAAAGATACTCGTATGCTCACCTATAGAATTTTAATGGAAAAATTCAATGGTAAGTATGATGGTTTACACACTAGCCAAAAAGAAGTATTAAGACAGTATGTTAACTCAGTTGATTCAACTCCAGTATTAAGAGAATTTTATAATATTGAAGTATCTAAAATTAAAACTCAGTTAAATGAATTGATATCTAAAATTGAAGATAAAGCAGTTCAAATTAAAATTAACGAGGTATCTAATTTAATAGAAGAATTAGATAAAACAGCTAAAGTCACAAGTGAAAATATTGTGAATATTCTTCAATATCTTGAATTAGTAGAAGAATTAAAAGCATCTCATGGCTAAAATAGGCGACACTCAAGTATCAGGTGGTATACAAACTACAGTAACAAACATTGATCCGGAAACTGGTCAAATTACTTGGGACGTTGATTATACTGCTGATTATAAGCGTTTATTTAAGGAAATAACTCAATTAATGAATACGGCTAAGGAAGTAGCAGATGCTACTGGTGAAGCTTTCTTTATGGATCATTATAACGATATCCGTAAACGTAGAAATGAGTTAAGAACTTATTTACGCAATAATAAAAAAGCAGAATACGAACGTATTAAGGGAATGAATGAAATGAGTGGTGCTGGTGGTGCTGCTTCTTTTACTGCGGGAGCAGGCCCCCAATATGCTACTCCATTTGCCTTTAAAAAGAAAAAAAAAGTAGATGAATCTAACCCTGGAGCTAGTTTAGGTAAAGGTCCTAAAGCTACGGAAAAAGGGGTTCAAGACAACTATTATTATAAGTTAGGATGGAAACCCGTTGCCCCGCCTCATTCGACAAAAGGCGTAGAAGTTAAATATTTATGGGGAAAGAAATAATATGTATAAGTATAAACTAAAAGAAGCAGCTTACCAACCTGAGAATGTAAGGAAATACCAAGAAAGACGTATTGCCGCATTCAAAGAGATTGAGTCCCGTATAAACGCTTTATATCCTTTATTGGATAGAGCCAAAGACGAAACTATCTCATATTACCAGGACCAACCCAGTTCTTATGCTGTGGTTAAACCTACGGATTTAGTTTTAGACTATATTAAAGATATTGAAGAAATGTTAAAAGGAGAATAATGAAACAACCAACATTACAAGAACAATACAACCTAATTAAAGAGGGAAAAGGACGTAAAGATATGTTCATGAAATCCGCTCGTAGGTTATTCCCTAATCTATTCACCCCTATCACTACTTTTGATACAGCAGTGTCTGTATTAACAAGAAAATCTATCATCTCAGAAGGTAGTATTGGTGGTGTTGCTACAGGTGGAACTAATCCTTTTATCAATTGGAAAGAGTTTTTAGCTGAAGAAGCTAAAGCAGAAGAGAAAAAGCCTACTAAGGAAGTTACAGATATGGAAACTCGTGATTTCGACTATAAAGACGAAAAAAATATCGATAATCTATACGGTGAAGCCTTCTTACAAGGTTACTACACAGAAATGAAAGACCCAGCTAACGAGGGTAAAGATGTAACTGAGTTAAAAGAAATTGTAGCTAAAAATTTAGCTAAAGATCCTTTATATTATACTACCAAAGCTCAATTTGGTGTTAAAGGTATTGGGTATACTGACGAAGCACCCGGTTTAAAAGCTTCAAAATCGGACCAAATGGTCCCCGTAAAAGAAGAAAAAATGATTAAGTTAACAGATTTGATTAACGAAGCAATCGGTGGATATGTTGATTTACGCCCATCAGGAATGGCAAACGAAAACGCAAGAACTCGTGCTGAAGAAGAAGGCTACTTAGACGGAATGCGTGACGAAAAAGAAGATTTAGAAGACAAAGCTAAAGATAAAAAGAAAAAAGTTAAAAAAGAATCAATTGATTCTAAATTATCTGAAATCGGTAAGCAAGGCGATATCGTAAAATTAGAAGCTCAAATTAACTACTTAGACGAAGCCATCGAAGAAAAAAACCAAAGAATTTCTATGGTAACTGAAGATGAAAATCTATCTGAATTAGTAGATAAAGCTAAAATGAAAGAAATGCAACGCGCTGTTAAAGAATTAGAAAAGAAAAAAGCGGGCATGGAAAAAATTTACGAAAAATTATCTGGAAAAGCTTATACTAAACCAGAAATCGTAGACGAAACTACAGACGAGTCTGAATACTAAAATGAAACAAGTACTAATCGAAACCCAGGCATTTAAGGTTTCACCAGTGCAATTATTAGAGGGAATTAAAGCTCCTTCCGGTAACCCACTGGTAGAAGGTATTTTAGCTACCGCCGAAGTTAAAAATGGCAATGGTCGCTATTATGCTAAGCCATTATGGGAAAGAGAAATTGATAAGTACCAAGAAGTTGTAAAAGAAAATAGAGCAACAGGTGAATTAGACCACCCCGAATCTTCTATTATCAACCTTAAGAATGTATCTCATATCATTAGAGATTTGTGGTGGGATGGAGATCACGTAGTTGGTAAAATTGAAATCCTCCCTACAGCATCAGGTAACATCTTAAGAGCTTTAATTGAAAATAACGTACAAGTAGGTGTTTCATCTCGTGGTATGGGTTCATTATCTCAAAATAGAGATGGTGTGTTAGAAGTACAAGATGACTTTGAATTATTATGTTGGGATTTCGTATCAACCCCATCCAACCCAGGTTCATATATGCATATGATTAAAGAAGGTAAGGAAACCCAGATTGATAAGTATGCCAAAGTAAACTCTATTGTAACCGAAATTTTATGTTCAACGGGGACTTGTCCCGTATTTTAAGAAGCCTGCTACCTTAGGCAAGGTCCGCGAAAGCGGGCCTTTTTTTTCCTTGTATTTTTTTATATCTCTTTATATATGTATCATCGCAACGTGAATAATATGCTATGTTCTATAGCATTCACTTAACTAAATACACAATTACAGTTCATAATAACTGTATTCCACAAACTAAATTTTGAGGTATGACAAACAGAGATATGCTCGCAGAAGCAATCGCTGATGCAAAAGCACTTAAAGAAACTGCTATTGCAAACGCAAAAGCTGCTTTGGAAGAGGCCTTTGAACCAAGATTGAAGTCAATGCTATCAGCAAAGCTACAAGAAATGGAAGATGAGGACTTGAAAGAAGTAGAAGATGAAATGACAGAAGCTAAAAAAGAGTACAAGGACGATGACCGCAAAGACGGAGGTGAAAGTAAAGAAACTAAGCGTACAGAAAAAATGAAGTACGGTAAGGATCTAGCCGAAGGCGATGACGAAATGGACTTAGACGAATTATTAGCTGAACTCGATGAGGATGCTAGAACGGACGCTGAAGAAGAAGGCTACGAAGACGGCATGAAAGATGAAAAAGAAGACATGGAAGACGATATGGAAGATGAAGAAATCGACCTCGAAGACATGTCCGAAGAAGATCTTAAATCATTCATCGAAGACGTAATCGCTGATATGGTTACATCTGGTGAGTTAGAAGCAGGTGAAGAATTCGAAGTTGAAGACGAAGTTGAAGACGACGAAGATATCGATGTAGAAGATGAAACAGAAGTAGACGTAGAAGTAAACGAGAACGCTCGTACAGACGCAGAAGAAGAGGGTTACCTCGACGGTATGCACGATGAGAAAGAAGACATGGAAGAAGGTATCGCCGACAAACTTAAAGCAGTTTGGAATGATCCAGAAATGTTAGGTAAACTCATTACTGTAGATGGCAAGAAGATGTCATTAAAAGATTTCTTAGGTATGGCTGGTAGCGCTGCTACAGCTGGTCAAGCCAAATCAGGTGCTGGTAAAACTTCATCTATTGGGGAAACAGAAGAAATGGATGAAATGAAGAAAGAAATCGAGGAATTGAAATCTGATCTTCACGAAACTAATCTTTTAAATGCTAAACTTCTTTACACAAACAAAATCTTTAGAGCTAAAAACTTAAAAGAAGCTCAAAAGGTTAAAGTTTTAGAAGCATTTGACAAAGCGTCTAATGTTTCAGAAGTAAAACTTATTTTCGAAACTTTAAACGAGGGTATGGTTGCTAACACAACTACCGCTACTCCACTTAGAGAGAATTTAGGTCGCGCTTCAAAAGCAGCTGGTGTTGCTCCATCAAAACAACCTATTATGGAAATTGATCCACAGGTTGCTAGATGGCAGAAATTAGCTGGTATTAAATAATAACTTAATAAATTAATTACAATGTCACAAATTCAATCTCTTTTAGAGTCTGCAGGGCAAGGTTGGAAAAATATGCAATCTGACGCTGCACGTTTGGCTTCAAAGTGGGAAAAGACAGGTTTACTCGAAGGTATGTCCAAAGAGGTAGACAAGAACAACATGTCTTTGATCCTTGAAAACCAAGCAAAACAATTAGTAGTAGAGCAATCATCAGTAGGTGGTGGTTCTGGCTACGGTAATTTCTCAGTAGGCAATGGTGCTGAATGGGCTGGTATCGCTTTACCTTTAGTACGTAAGGTATTCGGTCAAATCGCTGCTAAAGAATTCGTTTCTGTACAGCCGATGAACCTTCCTTCAGGTCTTGTATTCTATTTAGATTTCCAGTATGGTGGTGCTAATAACGCTGCTAAAACTCCATTTGCTCTTAATGGTTCACTTTATGGTACTCAAAACGCAAATAACTTCGGTACTGCTACGAGTAACTTAAATGAGACTTTTGGTGCTGGTGGTTTATACGGTGCTGGTAAGTTTACTTACTCTACAAACCAATTCTCATCGTCTTATGTGACTATGACTAACGCAGCTGCTACTTCTGCTTCTATCAATTTCGATAGCAGATTAGACCCAGCTAACTTAGCTGTTATCACTTTAGCTGGTGTTGCTGCTGCACTTCCTGGCTTTGACACTGAAGCTGTACGTGGTTTCGTACCTGCTACTTCTTCTGGTCTTATCACTCTTGACGAAGTTTACCCAGCATTCACTACTTACAATGCTACTGCTGATACACTTTCTTTCGTAGTTGCTACTGATGCTGCATTAAACGATGGTGACGAGTGGACAGTATTCTACAATAAGGCTACAGCAATGTCTCCTTACAACGTAGGTGACTTCGAAGCTGGTAACGACTACGCTGTACCTAACGCTGCTAATACTGCTGAGATCGCGATCCCTGAGATCAACATCCAAATGAAATCTGAAGCTATTGTTGCCAAGACTAAGAAGTTAAAGGCTGTTTGGACTCCTGAGTTCGCACAAGACCTTAACGCTTACCAAGCTCTTGACGCTGAAGCTGAAGTAACCAACATCATGAGTGAATACATCTCATTGGAAATCGACCTCGAAATCCTTGATATGTTGATCGAAGATGCTGCTGCTGGTACTGAGTACTGGAGTGCTATTAACAACGAAGAGTACAACGGTACTACTTTCGCTGCTAACGCTTCTGGTTTCTACAATACACAAGGCGGTTGGTTCCAAACTTTAGGAACTAAAATGCAAAAGTTAAGCAACCGTATCCACCAGTTAACTCTTCGTGGTGGTGCTAACTTTATGGTAATTTCTCCTGCTGTAGCTACTATCCTTGAGTCAATCCCTGGATTCGCTGCTACTTCTGATGGTGACGTTACTAAAAACTATGCATTTGGTGTTCAGAAAGCTGGTAACTTGAATAACAGATATGACGTTTACAAAAACCCTTACATGAACGAGAACTTAATCCTTATGGGTTACAGAGGCTCTCAGTTCCTTGAGTCTGGTGCTGTATTCGCTCCATACATTCCGTTAATCATGACTCCTCTTATCTACGATCCAGAAACCTTCACTCCAAGAAAAGGTCTCTTAACTCGTTACGCTAAGAAGATGATTCGTCCAGAATTCTACGGTAAGATCTACGTAAACGGTTTAAATACCCTTTAATAGATTAATCTAGAATAAAGAAGAGAAGCCCCGCGAAAGCGGGGCTTTTTTTCATATGTATAATAAACAACTAAAGTTTATATTTTTATGGCTTCCCATCATCACACTGATGAGGTCTTCCAACAAAAGAGAAGACCTAAGACCCCAATTAAGTTCAAAGTTTCATTAAATGAAGAACAAAAAGAAGCAAAAGCAAAAATCTTACAAAATACAGTTACCTTATTAGCTGGTTCAGCTGGTTCAGGAAAAACGTTTCTTGCTTGTCAAATTGCTTTAGAGAAATTATTCACGAGAGAAATTGAGAAAGTTATAATTACACGACCTACGGTGAGTAAGGAGGAAATCGGTTTTTTACCGGGTGACCTCCGCGAAAAAATGGACCCATGGGTACAGCCTATATACCAAAATATGTATGCGTTATATGATAAAGAAAAAATTGAAAAATACATTACAGACGGACAAATCGAAATTGTACCTGTATCTTTTATGCGCGGTAGAACTTTCCTTGATAGTGTGGTTATCGTAGACGAAGCTCAAAACGTTACACACGAACAAATGCAAATGATTGTTACTCGTATTGGTTTACGTTCTAAAATGATAGTATGTGGTGATGATCACCAAGTAGATTTAAAACAGAAAAAAGATTCTGGATTTAGATTTTTATACTCAGCAGCCCGTAGAATAAAAAATATGTGTGCTATTTCTCTTAAAACTAACCATAGAGATCCAATTGTAGAAGATTTAATTAATCTATATGATGAAGCCGAGGAAAATGGAATGAATTTAGGTACATCGGGCTCTAGCGGAAAAAACAAATAATAACCCCTTCCCTAATATTTATAACTAAAATACAATGGCAAACTGTGCTCCTAAAACCCCACCTACTGGCTGTTTAGATGTAACTATTCAGGAATCTATTATCCTGCCTAATTACAACTTACAACAATCCTTTAATACTTTTACAGTATGTGGAATTAATAACTATGTTACAAGAACGGAAGTTATAGACTATAGATGGAGTGGTTCCGGAATTGGTATTATAGATTTTGTTGATTCTAAATCAGAACAAACCCCAGGCTCGTTTGTAAATGCTGATGTTAAGTATATTAGAATTACAAACTTCCCTAATAGTGATACCTATGCCAGCATTCATTGTATTAACACCATATCTGAATCAGTAACCTTCAAAGTAGACCCAGGAAAATCTATTATATTAAGTAATGATGATGTAGAAATTCCATCAGCTACTACTTCTTCCTTTGGTTATATAAATGAAATTAAAGCTATGGCGGGTAATGGAGATGGTTCATACACTGGATCTATTCAAATTGAATACGTTGTAGCTTCGGCTTAATCCCACAAAATCATATATTTAAATTGGGGGCTCTTAATTGGAGCCCCTCTTTTTAATATTTATAACAAAAACACATGGCAAACATTCCCATTTGGCCAGGATCATCATCATTCCAACCTGGAGATACTCCATTTGGTTTTTATGATTATAATCCTGATTTTCAAAAAGACGCAGATAAAGTAGCAAGGTTTTGTGCTTTGCGCCTAGGATATCCTATTGAAAATGTTGAATTACAGGATATTAACTTTTATGCTGCTTTTGAAGAAGCGGTAACAGTTTATTCTAACGAGTTATATGCTTACTTACAAAGAGAAAATTATTTATCTTTAGAAGGTGCTTCATATTCATATGGTGATACTCAAGTAAGTTTTAACCAAGCTGTAATTACCCCAAATTTACAACCTGTAATTGAATTATCTCAACAATACGGAACATGGGCTGGAGTAGGAGGTAATGTAGATTACCATAGTGGATCAGTAGTATTAACTTCTAGTGTTCAAGATTATAACTTAGATGATTGGGCCGCTTCTGTTGGTTTAACAGGTAGTGATGTTGAAATTATGAGAGTATTTTATACCCCTCGTCCTGCTTCTACAGAAGTATTTAATGGCGGTTTAGGAGGTACTATGGGATTAGGAGCTGTGGCTGCCGGTGCTTTTGGAGGTGGTGGATTTGGAGCTAATTCCTTCTTAATGGTCCCATTAAGCTATGATTTACAATTAATTCAAGGAATTGAAATGTACAGAGATGTACTATTTGCCAATTACACTTTCCAATTAATCAATAATAAACTTAGAATATTCCCAGTCCCCGAACCTGGAGATGATGGAGCTCAATTGTGGTTTGAATACATGCTCAAATCAGAAGAAGCATGTGCTTCTGTAGATGTAGATCCTAAAAAAATTGGTAACATCTCCCAAATGCCATATAGAAACATTGATTACGATACAATCAATTCTGTAGGTAGAAGTTGGGTATTCGAATACACACTAGCATTAGTTAAAGAAATTTTAGGCTACGTTAGAGGTAAATATACTCAGGTACCTATCCCAGGAGCTGAAGTAACTTTAAACCAAGCTGATTTATTAGCTTCTGCTACATCTGACAAAAACTTATTAATCGATAGATTAAGAGCTTATCTTGACGATACTTCTCGTCAAAAATTACTTGAAAGAAGGCAAGCAGAATCAACTGCTATGCAAAGTGAGTTAGATCGAGTACCAATGACAATATTCATAGGCTAATGGCATTGTACGGTGGAGCAAGAGATATGAGTCTCTTTAGGAACATTAATAGGGAAGTAATGCACAACATTATTTCCCAACAATGTGTTCTCTACAAATATGATTTAGAAGAAACTAAAGTTAATATTTACGGAGAAGCAGCCAACGAAAAATACTATCACCCACCAGTACTATTATATTGTTTAATTGAAATACCTAATCAAGAATATAAAGAAAATGGTTTAGGCCCAGATTTTTCTTGGTCTCCTACATTTAAATTCTTAAGAGATGATTTATTAGCTTCTACCTCTGGTAGTTGTGAAGAAAATAATGATAATCCTAATGGTGCTAATATATTACCTCAAGTAGGTGATATTATAATGTATCAAGAAGCTTATTTCCAAATTGATAACGTTAATGTTGCTCAATTCTTTGTAGGTAAAGACCCAGAGTACCCATTTACCGATGCTAATGGTAATAATCCTCTTGAAAATGATTTAAATCAATTTGGATATAATGTAGCAGTTATCTGTGAGACACATTATGTCCCAGCAGATAAAGTACAAATACAAGTAGAGAGATTCTAATGGCAAAGCAAAGACAACCAACACCAAAAACTCAAAGGGAAATTAGCGAAGGCTTACATACTCCCCATGATGTTACAGCTGGTAATCCTAATGATGCTGGTAAATATTCTACTGACCCTAATATCAACCAAGCTGGTATTCCTTTTAATCGTTCTGAAAAAATGTCTCGTAAAGGAGATACTTATAAAGAATTTACAGTTGGAATCCAAGATATTGATGAAGCTATCCTTTATTACTTCCAGAATGTAATTCGTCCTTTTGTATACCAAAATGGGGAAAGAATAGAAGTTCCTGTAATGTATGGTTCTCCTGAAAGATGGAAATCAGTTCAAAAAGATGGATATCTTAGAGATAAAAATGGAGCTATTATGTCTCCTATGATTATGTTTAAGAGAAATACTATTACCAAAAATAGAAGTATTACAAACAAGTTAGATGCTAACATGCCTCACTTATATACTTCTTGGCAAAAAACTTGGAATAGTAAAAATTTCTATTCTAATTTTAATATATTAAATAATAGAGTTCAAACTAAACAGTTTGTCGCAAACGTAGTTCCAGATTACGTTACACTACAATATAGTGTGATTGTACAAACTTATTATGTTGAACAATTAAATAATATAGTAGAAGCCATTAACTACGCATCAGATGCTTATTGGGGAAACCCACAAAGATTTCAATTTATGGCTCGTATTGATAGTTTTAATACAGTAAATGAAATAGCAAAAGGTGAAGATCGTTCTGTTAGGAGTACGTTTGACATCAATATGTATGGATATATTATACCTGACATAGTACAAAAAGATCTTGCTTCTGTTAAGAAATTTAATGAAAAATCTAAGGTTGTATTCTCAATGGAGACTACTTCAAACCCACAGGTTTTTCAACCTGATCCCCAAGTTACTTTAGATGGTAGAAATAGATTGAGTGAAAATACAACCACTCGTAAACGACTAAACGATACAGGACACAAATGAGTAATGTAAGATTTTTAGATAGTGTAGCAGTAAATTCATTTGCCAATGGAACATTTAATTCCACAGCTTATGGATCTGTCATCCCCCAAATCATCCTCCCAGGAGCTTATTTTACAGTAAGTCCTAATACTAGTGTATCTACATACAATTTAACAGTAGCTGGTACTTTACTTATGGAGGCTGGTCCTGAAATCCAATTACCTGATGGCTCCATTACTCGAGCAACTTCACAACTATATGTAACTAACATCCTTGATAACCAAGGTACAATAGTTAATAGTGGAGTAATTGAAATAGGGGGAGATATTTAATTAATATTTAGGTGATTTAACAGAAAACAACAATATTTATAACTAAACCTATTCGAAGTGGCTCAAATTAATTTTCTAAATACTACTGGAAGCGCAATCGAGAATCCGGGCACGGGTAAGATTGCGGTTTTCTCATCTGGCTCATTAGGAGCTGAAGGACTTTACTATAAAGCATCTGATGGTACTATTGTTGCCGTAGGCACAGGTGGTGGAGGAGGCTCAGGTACCTCAGGTACCTCAGGCACTTCAGGCACATCAGGAATAGGTACAGATGGTTCTTCTGGTACTTCTGGTACTTCAGGTGTAAATGGTACTTCAGGAACATCGGGTTCAGATGGTACTTCAGGCACTTCAGGTACTAATGGAACTTCAGGTACTAATGGAACTTCAGGTACCTCAGGAATAGGTACAGACGGTTCATCAGGTACCTCAGGCACTTCAGGCGCTGACGGTTCATCAGGTACTTCGGGCACTTCAGGAGTTGATGGTTCATCAGGTACCTCTGGTTTAAGTGGTTCTTCAGGTACTTCAGGTACCTCAGGAATAGGTACAGATGGTTCATCAGGTACATCTGGAACTTCAGGCGCTGATGGTTCATCAGGTACATCTGGAACTTCTGGCGCTGATGGTTCATCAGGCACTTCAGGCACTTCAGGTACTAATGGTACTTCAGGCACTTCAGGTACTAATGGAACTTCAGGTACCTCAGGAATAGGTACAGACGGTTCATCAGGTACTTCAGGTACTTCAGGTACCTCAGGTGTAGGTACAGACGGTTCATCAGGTACTTCAGGTTCATCCGGTACTTCAGGTATTAATGGTTCTTCGGGTTCATCAGGCACTTCAGGTATTAATGGTACTTCAGGTTCAAGTGGTACTTCGGGAACAAACGGAACATCAGGAACAAACGGTACTTCAGGAACAAATGGCTCATCAGGTAGCTCCGGTACTTCAGGTGTAGGTACAGATGGTTCATCAGGTACTTCAGGCTCTTCTGGTACCTCAGGTATTAATGGCTCTTCGGGTTCATCTGGTACATCAGGTATTAATGGTTCTTCAGGAACTTCAGGTACTAACGGTTCATCTGGTAGCTCAGGTACTTCAGGACAAGGAGTTCCAACAGGTGGTACTTCAGGACAAGTATTAGCTAAAGCTTCAGGTACTGACTACGATACAGAATGGGTAGACCAATCTGGCGGAGGTGGTGGTGGAGGTACTCCATATAATAATGTTATTAGATATGCCGGAACTTCAGGTAATGATGAATTCCAAATGTTATCATCAGGTAATATTGAAAGCGGATTATCATGGACCCGTTCAGGTACAACTTTAACTGTAACTTCTACAGCACATGGTTTAACTACAGGTGATTATGTAGTATTAAGAGGATTTAACGTAGATTATGTTTATGTTTCTATTACCTCAACAGGTACAGATACATTTACTTGTACTGTAGCAAATTCAGGAGATACTAGTGGTTCAGCAGGTGCTTATATTCCAGCATTTGACGTATCATCTTTAAGTGAAACGGCATTAACTATAGATGCTCCATCAGCTGGTAATTGCCAATTAATTTCTTGTACTGTTTATATTAATAATTCTGAAACCGGAGTAATTACATTAACCCTTCCAAATTCTATCACAAATGGATCTGGAGCTAATATTTCTACATCTACTAGAAATATCCCTGGATTTGATGCTTATAACGTAGGTGCCGGATCTAAAATTGGTGCTGCTGGTTTAACTTTCTCACCAACTACTAATTTTAATATCTATACTCTAAGTGGAGGTTTAGATACTTTTGGAAAAGTTATTTATACTCTCCAATTCTAAAAAAAATAATTTAAGATATTTTTAGAAGCCCCGTTTTGGGGCTTCTCTTTTCATATTTATACTAGAATATTCATTGTACATACTAGTATAAACACATGGCAAACCAACTTTTCTACGGTAAACTTTCTGGAGTTACCCCCATCGGTTCAGGTAGTAACTCATACATTAGAGTTATAGGTGATTTTGATACGTCTTCAAAGACAATTACTAATGTAATTGACGTATCAGGTTACCTCAATATAGACTATGTAAAACCTGGACAAACTTTTGTAGCTTCTGGCCCCTTTACAGCGGGAACCACCGTAGTATCTGTAGATACTGGTGCTGCTACCATTACTGTTGCGGACTTCCCAGCAACTACAGTAACAAATACTTTAGCTAGAATTTCACCAGCCGATGGTGATTATTATGTAGCTTCAGCTTCATTCTATGATCCCAACACTACAACACCTATTAATACTAAAAATATTACAGGTAGTGATGATAATGAATATAATGGATCTACTCCGGTATATGCTATTATAGGAGCAGCCGCAAATTCAGGAGGTACTTTAATCCCTGGTAGATATCACAAATATAATATTGCCGATGTTTTATACAGATCTGCGGATGGATCAGAAGCTTCTTTTTACATTGAATGGGCTGAAGAAGGAACACAAGCAGAAAGTGGAGATCAATTAGTTTTATCTCCAGGTCAAACCCTTCCTATTGTATCCTTAACTACATCAGAGTCTTTAGCCCCCATATTTGCAACTAACTTAGCTGGTATTACTGACTTACCTGCAGGTTCAAACTTTGCCCCATACCAGATTGAATTACAAAACTTCTTTGATGATTTAACCATCACAGATGTACTCTATACTGGCTCTTTAGTCGTAGGTAACGCATCCAATCTCAACTTCACGGGAAGCGGCGTTGAAGTAACCGCCAGCGGTTCAAACGGCGTACTTATTAACATTACTGGAGGTGGTGGTGAATCTAATACTTCTGGAACATCTGGAACTTCCGGTTCTTCAGGTACTTCAGGTGAATCTGGTTCATCGGGTTCATCAGGTACTTCAGGAGAATCTGGTACTTCAGGTTCATCCGGTACTTCAGGAGAATCTGGTTCTTCAGGTAGCTCAGGCACTTCAGGAGCAGATGGTTCATCAGGCAGTTCGGGTACTTCAGGAACAGACGGAACTTCAGGAGAATCGGGCTCATCAGGTTCATCAGGTACTTCAGGAGAATCGGGCTCATCAGGTTCATCAGGTACTTCAGGTGAAGCTGGAACATCAGGTTCATCAGGTACTTCAGGAGAATCTGGAACATCAGGTTCATCAGGTACTTCAGGTACCTCAGGAATTTCGGGTATTGATGGCACTTCAGGTTCATCAGGTACTTCAGGAGATTCTGGTACTTCAGGTTCATCAGGTACTTCGGGTATTGATGGTTCATCTGGTACAAGCGGTTCATCAGGTACCTCAGGTACAAGTGGTATCTCAGGTATTGATGGCACTTCAGGAACTTCAGGTATCTCAGGTATAGATGGCACTTCAGGCAGTTCGGGCACTTCAGGCTCCTCAGGAATTTCAGGTTCTTCAGGAACCTCAGGTTCTTCAGGTACGAGTGGTACTTCAGGCATTTCAGGTATCGATGGTACTTCAGGTACTTCAGGTATCTCAGGTATAGACGGAACAAACGGAACTTCAGGTAGTTCAGGAACATCAGGTTCTTCAGGTACTTCAGGTTCTTCAGGCACTTCAGGCTCATCTGGTACATCAGGTACTTCAGGAATTTCAGGTATCGATGGTACTTCAGGTACTTCAGGTATCTCAGGTATTGACGGTACTTCTGGAACCTCTGGTTCTTCAGGTACTAGCGGATCTTCAGGTTCATCAGGAACTTCAGGCTCATCAGGTACAAGCGGTACTTCAGGAATTTCAGGTATTGACGGTACATCAGGTACATCTGGTATCTCAGGTATAGATGGCACATCAGGTACTTCAGGTTCATCGGGTACTTCAGGTTCTTCAGGAACTTCAGGTTCATCAGGCACAAGCGGTTCTTCAGGTACTAGTGGTACTTCAGGAATTTCAGGTATTGACGGTACATCAGGTACTTCAGGTATCTCAGGTATTGACGGAACTTCAGGTACATCGGGTTCATCAGGCACAAGCGGTTCATCAGGTTCATCTGGTTCATCAGGAACTTCAGGCTCATCAGGTACATCAGGTTCTTCAGGTACCTCAGGTACTTCAGGCATCTCAGGTATAGACGGCACTTCTGGAACATCAGGTAGTTCGGGTACATCTGGCTCATCCGGTACTTCAGGTAGTTCTGGTTCTTCAGGCACTAGTGGTTCATCAGGTTCTTCAGGTTCTTCAGGTTCATCAGGAACTTCAGGAACTTCAGGTATCTCAGGTATAGACGGCACTTCAGGAACTTCAGGTTCTTCAGGCACTAGTGGTTCATCAGGAACATCAGGTTCATCAGGAACTTCAGGTAGTTCAGGCACATCAGGTACAAGCGGTTCATCTGGTACCTCAGGTACTTCAGGAATTTCGGGTATCGATGGTACTTCGGGTACATCTGGTTCTTCAGGAACATCTGGTTCTTCTGGTTCATCAGGTTCATCGGGTACAAGTGGATCAAGTGGTTCATCTGGTTCATCAGGTACTTCAGGATCATCGGGTACATCAGGTACATCTGGTATTTCAGGTATAGACGGTACTTCAGGTACTTCAGGTTCATCAGGCACTTCGGGTTCATCAGGTACTTCAGGCTCATCAGGCTCATCAGGTTCATCAGGCTCATCAGGTTCATCAGGCACTTCAGGTTCATCAGGTACTTCTGGTACTTCAGGAATTTCGGGTATCGATGGCACTTCAGGAACTAGTGGTTCATCTGGTACCTCAGGCAGTTCAGGCACTTCAGGTTCATCTGGCTCATCTGGTACTAGTGGTTCAAGTGGTACATCAGGTTCATCAGGTACAAGCGGTTCATCAGGCACTTCAGGTACAAGTGGTATCTCAGGTATTGACGGAACTTCAGGTACCTCAGGTTCATCTGGCACTTCAGGTAGTTCAGGTACATCTGGCTCATCAGGTACTTCAGGTTCATCGGGCTCATCCGGCTCATCAGGTACAAGCGGTTCTTCAGGTACCTCAGGTACTTCAGGCATCTCAGGTATAGATGGCACTTCTGGAACCAGTGGCTCATCAGGAACTTCAGGTTCTTCAGGTACAAGTGGTTCATCAGGTACTTCGGGTTCATCAGGTTCATCTGGCAGCTCAGGTTCATCTGGTACCTCAGGTACTTCAGGAATTTCGGGTATCGATGGTACTTCTGGAACTAGTGGTTCATCAGGCACAAGCGGTTCATCTGGTACTTCAGGTTCTTCAGGAACTTCTGGTTCATCCGGCTCATCTGGTAGCTCGGGTTCATCAGGCACTTCAGGCTCATCAGGCACTTCAGGTACTTCAGGTATCTCAGGTATAGATGGTACATCCGGAACCTCAGGCTCATCTGGTACAAGCGGTTCATCTGGCAGCTCAGGTTCATCAGGTACTTCAGGTTCATCAGGTTCATCTGGTTCATCTGGCTCATCAGGTACAAGTGGTTCATCTGGTACTTCAGGTACAAGTGGTATCTCGGGTATCGATGGTACTTCAGGAACTAGTGGCTCTTCAGGCACTTCAGGCTCATCTGGTACAAGTGGTTCATCAGGCTCATCCGGCAGTTCAGGCTCATCAGGCAGTTCAGGCTCATCTGGTACTTCAGGTACATCTGGTATCTCAGGTATTGACGGAACTTCAGGTACTTCAGGTAGCTCAGGTACAAGCGGATCATCAGGAACTTCAGGTTCTTCAGGCACTTCAGGTTCATCTGGTTCATCTGGCAGCTCTGGTTCATCAGGTACAAGCGGATCAAGTGGCACTTCAGGTACCTCAGGTATCTCAGGTATTGATGGAACTTCCGGCACTTCAGGTTCATCAGGTACAAGTGGTTCATCAGGCACAAGCGGCTCATCAGGCACAAGCGGCTCATCGGGCACTTCAGGTTCCTCAGGTACATCAGGTACTTCAGGAATTTCAGGTATAGACGGTACTTCAGGTACTTCAGGTTCATCAGGCACAAGTGGCTCATCAGGAACATCAGGTTCATCTGGTTCATCTGGTTCATCTGGTTCATCTGGTTCATCTGGTTCATCGGGTTCATCAGGTAGCTCAGGTACATCAGGTTCATCAGGTACAAGCGGTACTTCAGGTATCTCGGGTATCGATGGTACATCAGGTACCTCAGGCTCATCAGGTACTAGTGGTTCAAGCGGAACTTCAGGTTCATCTGGTTCATCTGGCAGCTCGGGTTCATCAGGTACAAGCGGATCAAGTGGTACATCAGGTACTTCAGGAATTTCAGGTATAGATGGCACTTCAGGAACTAGCGGTTCTTCAGGAACTAGCGGTTCTTCAGGAACTAGCGGATCTTCAGGCACTTCAGGCTCATCTGGCAGCTCAGGTACATCTGGTTCCTCAGGTACATCAGGTTCTTCAGGTACGAGCGGTACTTCAGGAATTTCAGGTATTGATGGTACATCAGGAACTTCAGGCTCATCTGGAACTTCAGGCTCATCTGGCAGCTCAGGTTCATCTGGTACTTCAGGTTCATCGGGTACAAGCGGTTCTTCAGGTACAAGCGGTACTTCAGGTATCTCAGGTATTGATGGAACTTCAGGAACTAGCGGTTCTTCAGGTACATCGGGTTCCTCAGGTACTTCAGGTTCATCAGGTACTTCAGGTTCATCTGGTTCATCGGGCTCATCAGGTAGTTCAGGCACATCAGGATCATCAGGTACTTCAGGCACTTCAGGTATCTCAGGTATTGATGGTACTTCAGGAACTAGTGGTTCATCAGGAACTTCAGGTTCTTCAGGCACTTCAGGTTCATCGGGTTCATCAGGTAGTTCAGGTTCATCGGGTACAAGCGGTTCTTCAGGTACAAGCGGTTCATCAGGTACTAGTGGTACCTCTGGAATTTCAGGTATTGATGGAACATCAGGCACTTCAGGCAGTTCAGGTACTTCAGGTTCATCTGGCTCATCTGGCAGCTCAGGCTCATCAGGTAGCTCAGGCAGTTCAGGTACTTCAGGTAGTTCAGGTACTTCAGGTACAAGTGGTATCTCGGGTATCGATGGTACTTCAGGAACTAGTGGCTCATCGGGTACTTCAGGCAGTTCAGGCACTTCAGGCTCATCAGGTAGCTCAGGCTCATCAGGTTCATCAGGCACAAGCGGTTCCTCAGGTACTTCAGGCACTTCAGGAATTTCAGGTATAGACGGTACTTCAGGAACTAGTGGCTCATCGGGCACTTCAGGCAGTTCAGGCACTTCAGGTTCATCTGGCAGCTCAGGTTCATCGGGCTCATCTGGTAGCTCAGGCTCATCAGGCTCGTCTGGTACTTCAGGCTCATCTGGTACTTCAGGTACTTCAGGAATTTCAGGTATAGACGGTACTTCAGGAACATCTGGTTCTTCAGGTACTTCAGGTTCATCTGGTACCAGCGGTTCATCTGGCAGCTCAGGTACATCAGGTTCATCAGGCACTTCAGGTTCATCAGGTACAAGCGGAACTTCAGGTATCTCAGGTATTGATGGAACTTCAGGAACTAGTGGTTCTTCAGGTACTTCAGGTTCATCTGGTACCAGCGGTTCATCTGGCAGCTCAGGCACTTCAGGTTCATCTGGCTCATCTGGTTCTTCAGGCACATCAGGCTCATCAGGTACTTCAGGTACATCTGGTATTTCAGGTATAGATGGTACAAATGGAACTTCAGGTTCTTCAGGAACTTCGGGTTCATCAGGAACTTCAGGTTCATCTGGCTCGTCAGGTAGTTCAGGTTCATCAGGAACTTCAGGTTCATCAGGTACTTCAGGTACTTCAGGAATTTCAGGTATAGATGGTACTTCAGGAACTAGCGGTTCTTCAGGTACTTCAGGCAGTTCAGGTTCATCTGGTTCATCTGGCTCATCTGGCAGCTCAGGTTCATCAGGTACAAGCGGTTCATCAGGTACATCAGGTTCATCAGGTACAAGTGGTACTTCAGGAATTTCGGGTATTGATGGTACTTCGGGTACTAGTGGCTCATCAGGAACTTCAGGTAGTTCTGGAACCTCAGGTTCATCTGGCTCATCGGGCTCATCAGGTAGCTCAGGTTCATCCGGTACTAGTGGTTCATCAGGTACAAGTGGTACTTCAGGTATTTCAGGTATAGATGGTACATCAGGAACTTCAGGTTCTTCAGGTACAAGTGGTTCATCAGGCTCATCAGGTAGCTCAGGCTCATCAGGTAGCTCAGGCTCATCAGGTACTTCGGGTTCTTCAGGCACATCAGGTACATCTGGTATTTCAGGTATTGACGGAACTTCAGGCACAAGTGGTTCATCAGGTACTTCAGGCAGTTCAGGAACTTCAGGTTCATCAGGAACTAGTGGTTCATCTGGTTCATCGGGTTCATCCGGCTCATCAGGCACTTCAGGTTCTTCAGGTACAAGTGGTACTTCAGGAATTTCAGGTATAGACGGTACTTCGGGTACAAGCGGTTCTTCAGGTACTTCAGGTTCATCTGGTACTAGTGGTTCATCGGGTACAAGCGGTTCATCGGGTACTTCAGGTAGTTCAGGTACTTCGGGTTCATCCGGCTCATCAGGTAGCTCGGGTAGCTCAGGTACTAGTGGTTCATCTGGCTCATCAGGCTCGTCTGGTACTAGCGGATCTTCAGGCACTTCAGGTTCATCTGGTTCATCTGGTTCATCGGGTTCATCTGGTAGCTCAGGTTCATCTGGCACTTCAGGTTCATCAGGCACTTCAGGTACTTCAGGTATCTCAGGTATTGATGGAACTTCAGGAACTTCAGGTTCATCAGGTACTAGTGGTTCATCAGGAACTAGCGGATCTTCTGGTTCTTCTGGTTCATCGGGCTCATCAGGCACTTCAGGTTCTTCAGGTACAAGCGGTACTTCAGGAATTTCAGGTATTGACGGAACTTCAGGAACTTCAGGTTTATCTGGAACTTCAGGTTCTTCTGGTACATCAGGTAGCTCGGGTTCATCTGGCAGCTCAGGCTCGTCTGGTACATCAGGTTCTTCTGGCTCATCAGGAACTAGTGGTTCATCAGGTAGTTCAGGCTCATCAGGTAGTTCAGGTACAAGTGGCTCATCAGGTAGCTCAGGTTCATCAGGTACTAGTGGTTCATCTGGTTCATCAGGAACTAGTGGTTCATCTGGTTCTTCTGGTTCATCTGGCAGCTCAGGTTCATCAGGCACTTCAGGTACTTCAGGTATCTCAGGTATAGATGGCACTTCAGGAACTTCAGGTTCTTCTGGAACTTCAGGTTCTTCGGGTACAAGCGGTTCATCAGGTTCATCTGGCTCATCTGGCTCATCAGGTAGTTCGGGTTCATCAGGTACAAGTGGTACTTCAGGCTCATCAGGTACTAGTGGATCATCAGGTTCTTCAGGTTCATCTGGCTCATCAGGTACTAGTGGTTCATCAGGTACTTCAGGTTCATCTGGTTCATCGGGCACTAGCGGATCTTCAGGCTCATCTGGCAGCTCAGGTTCTTCAGGTACAAGCGGTACTTCAGGAATTTCAGGTATAAACGGTACTTCAGGTACTTCAGGTTCATCAGGAACTAGTGGTTCTTCTGGTTCATCAGGTTCATCTGGTTCATCAGGTTCATCTGGTTCATCAGGCACTAGTGGTTCTTCGGGTACTTCTGGTTCATCAGGTAGCTCAGGTACATCTGGTTCATCGGGTTCGTCTGGTTCGTCTGGTTCATCGGGTAGCTCAGGCTCATCTGGTACTAGTGGATCATCAGGTACTTCAGGCTCATCTGGTTCATCTGGTTCATCTGGATCTTCAGGAACTTCAGGTTCTTCAGGTACAAGCGGTACTTCAGGAATTTCAGGTATAAACGGTACTTCAGGTACTTCAGGTTCATCAGGAACTAGTGGTTCTTCTGGTTCATCAGGTTCATCTGGTTCATCAGGTTCATCTGGCTCATCTGGCAGCTCAGGTTCATCTGGTTCATCAGGTACTAGTGGTTCTTCAGGTACTTCTGGTTCATCTGGCTCATCAGGTTCATCTGGCTCATCAGGTAGCTCAGGCTCATCTGGTACTAGTGGATCCTCTGGTACTTCAGGTTCATCTGGTTCATCAGGCTCATCAGGTAGTTCAGGCTCATCTGGCAGCTCAGGTACAAGCGGTACTTCAGGTATTTCTGGTATAAACGGTACTTCAGGAACTAGCGGCTCATCAGGCACATCAGGCTCATCAGGTACAAGCGGTTCATCTGGTTCATCAGGCTCATCTGGCAGCTCAGGTTCATCTGGCTCATCGGGTACAAGTGGATCATCAGGTACTTCAGGTAGTTCAGGTTCATCGGGTTCATCAGGCTCATCAGGTAGCTCAGGCTCGTCTGGTACTAGTGGCTCTTCAGGAACTTCAGGTTCATCAGGCTCATCAGGTAGCTCAGGTTCATCGGGCTCATCAGGTAGTTCAGGTACAAGCGGTACTTCAGGTATTTCTGGTATTAATGGTACTTCAGGTACTTCGGGTTCATCAGGAACTAGCGGTTCATCTGGCTCATCGGGTAGTTCAGGCTCATCAGGTTCATCTGGCAGCTCAGGCTCATCGGGTACAAGTGGATCATCAGGTACTTCAGGTAGTTCAGGTTCATCGGGTTCATCAGGCTCATCAGGTAGCTCAGGCTCATCAGGTAGCTCAGGTTCGTCTGGTACTAGTGGATCATCTGGTACTTCAGGTTCATCTGGTTCATCTGGTTCATCAGGTAGTTCAGGCTCATCTGGTAGCTCAGGTACAAGCGGTACTTCAGGTATTTCAGGTATAAACGGTACTTCAGGAACTAGTGGTTCTTCCGGTACTTCAGGTTCATCTGGTACTAGTGGTTCATCAGGTTCTTCAGGTTCATCTGGCTCATCAGGTAGCTCAGGTTCGTCTGGTACTAGTGGATCATCTGGTACTTCAGGTAGTTCAGGTTCATCGGGTTCATCAGGCTCATCAGGTAGCTCAGGCTCGTCTGGTACTAGTGGCTCTTCAGGAACTTCAGGTTCATCAGGCTCATCAGGTAGCTCAGGCTCATCAGGTAGCTCAGGTTCATCAGGTACAAGCGGTACTTCAGGTATTTCTGGTGTAAACGGTACTAATGGAACTTCAGGATCTTCAGGTACAAGTGGTTTATCAGGTTCATCGGGTTCATCGGGTTCATCAGGTAGCTCAGGCTCATCTGGTAGCTCCGGTACTAGTGGTACTTCAGGTGCTACAGGTTCATCAGGTTCTTCAGGTACTTCAGGTGCTACAGGTTCATCAGGTTCTTCAGGTACTTCAGGTTCATCAGGTTCATCAGGTTCATCAGGTACTAGTGGTACAGCTACTATTACCAATTTAGGTGATAATAGAGTCTTAACTTCAACTGGTGTTCAAGGTGAAGCAAACGCTGAAGCTAACTTAACATTTAATGGTAGTACATTAACTGTAACAGGTGATTTAACTACAACAGGAGATGTTACACTTGGTAATGCTGCTGCAGATACTGTAAGTATTTCAGGTGTTGTAAGTAGTGATATCTTAGCTGAAACTGCTGGTTTATATCTTGGTGATACTACAAATAGATGGGAAATTGTTGCTAATAGTATTAACGCTACTTTAGGAACAGGTACTGACAACTCAGTAGTAGTTAAAAACTCATCAAACCAACTCGTAACAGACGAAATTGATTCTCGTGTTTGGGGTTCAAGCTTAGTAGACGGTTCAGGTGCTGCTACTTATGTAACATATTGGTCAGATGCTAATACAGTTACTGGTGAGGCTGCGTTTACTTATAACGCTACTACAAACCTATTAACAGTTAGTTCAATCTCAGGATTTACAGCTGCAGGTGATATTGAAATGAATAATAACAATATCAATAATGTAGGAACTATTCAAGCCCAAACTCTTAACGCCGAAGAAAAGAACTTCGATATTCCTCACCCATCAAAAGAAGGTTGGAGATTACGTTACTCAGTTCTTGAAGGCCCAGAGAGAGGTGTTTACGTTAGAGGTAAAGTAACAGGAGAAGGTATCATTGAATTACCAGATTACTGGAAAGATTTAGTCTACGAAGATAGTATCACTGTTCAATTAACTCCTATCGGAAGTTCGTGCACTCACCACGTTATTAACGTGAACAGCTCACAAATCGCCGTAGGCTGTGGATGTGGAGATGTTAACGCTTTCTATATAGTTCACGCTGAAAGAAAAGCAAAAGAACCAGTATGGGTTGAGTATCAAGTAGTTAAGTAATATATTTATAACAAACAAAGAGAATGGCCAAAAACGTTCAAATAGTACCCTCCTCAGGTAGTTTAGATTTTAAAGATAATGATGTATCTAAAATCAAAATGGAGCTTGATGCTGATAATTCTAAATTAGTCACATCAGCAGGGGCTACTACCTTATTAGAAGTAAGCGACGGATTAGTTAACGTAGGAAACTCAGCAAAATTAGTATTACCTGTAGTAGCAGGCACTCCTCCCGGTGCCTCTACAGGTGATCTTTGGTTTGACTCTTCAGCAAATAAATTATCAGTATATGGTAATAGCGGAGTAGAAGCTGGAGGTGGTGTTCAAGGTCCTATTGGTCCTCAAGGTGCTATCGGTCCACAAGGTCCTCTCGGTCCTAAAGGTAACACAGGTTCCCAAGGTCCTATTGGTCCTAAAGGTAACACAGGTTCCCAAGGTCCTATTGGTATTCAAGGTCCTATTGGTCCAGATGGAGCTCAAGGTCCTATTGGTCCACTAGGTCCAAAAGGAAATACAGGTTCACAAGGACCACAAGGTCCAATTGGTGTTCAGGGACCCATTGGTATTCAGGGTCCAATTGGTCCTGTTGGTGATAAAGGCTCTATTGGTCCTCAGGGTCCAATCGGTCCTCAAGGTCCAATCGGCCCTAAAGGTAATATCGGTCCATTAGGTCCTAAAGGTAACACAGGCTCTCAAGGTCCTATTGGTGATATTGGTCCACAAGGTCCAATTGGTCCAAAAGGTAATCAAGGTCCAATTGGTCCTAAAGGTAATACTGGAGCTCAAGGTCCAATTGGTCCACAAGGTCCCATTGGTGCTATTGGTCCTAAAGGTAATATCGGTCCATTAGGTCCTAAAGGTAACACAGGCTCTCAAGGTCCTATTGGTCCTATTGGTCCACAAGGCCCAGAC